AAAGTCCTGGGCAAATTGTACCATAGGCACATCTGTCCGTATCTCTGGGGTAGGACCGCCACCTCTGTTCTCGGAAGTCAATACCGGAACAGTTGTACCCGCTTCCAAGGCGTTGGTGCTAAATGCTTCTACCTTGCCCTGCCTTGCAAGTTCAGCGTCCTCCTGCGCTTTTAACCTGTTCTTCATTTCCTTGGCCGCATTCGCTGCCATTTCAGCCTTCTTATAGAAGTCGTATCCCTGCGCTCCACCTCTGGCAACTGTCTCCATCAATCCAGCTTTAGGCATTACGGGGGCCGCGCCTCGCGCCCCTGTGCCGGGGCTGATGGCGTTCATTAAGTTGGCTACAGCAGAACTTCTCCTCGCTTCTTCCTGCGCCTTGCGAATGCGCTCTTCTTCTTCATTTCGAGCGAATCCTCCAGCCCCCGATGCTGCGGCACCCATGAGAGCCTTCCCTGCGAGGGGATTGCCTCCACCTGCAAACGTGCCTAAAGCAAAGAGCCCCGCAGGCACTGCGAAGCTGGCCGCGTCTTCCAATACGTTCCCAAGTTTACCTAAGAAAGCCATTTGATTATCCTCTTTTACCACTCTTCTTGACGGCTAAAAGTTATCTTAGTTTTATCGGCAAATGTCACTTCATGTCCATTGACTGTTGCTTTGGTTGAAATTGGTGGACCGTGTTGTTTAACGAAGTTCTTTTTGGTTTCTTCGTCCAGCGGATCGCGAGAGATTGTATTGCTTTCACCACTGTTATGCTTCGACCAGTGGTTTAAATCCTCTCCTCGGTGGTCAGTAAGGGAAAGGAAAGTATTTGCGCTATCTTGCGCCTGCTGTGCGTTCATCCCCCAATCACCGAGTTGCTCGGCTGTGTGTTCGTATTCTTGGGTATAACCAATATCTCCGGTCGGTTGTCCTCCATGACCTGGGCCAAATCTGGCCATGTCAGCCAGTTGAGCGGGAGTCAATGTCACCGAACCAGGAGCTTTTGCCTCTTGCTCGAAGTTAAGTAGCTGATTCAGCTGGCTGCCAAGGTTCATGCTGCTAAAGCCTCCTATATCAGCCCCTGCCTGTTGAGCTTGCGATGCGGCCAATGCCATAGTGATTGGATCACGCTCCCTGAACTGCTCTTCTTGCCTTGCATCTTGTGCCCTGGCAACCTCAGCAGCAAGAGTGTCTTGGTCTTTATATTGTCCAGTAACGCCTGCCTCAGCTAAGGCTTGCTGATCCGTATGTTGCTGTTGCTGTTGGGCAAGTTGCTGCGCGGATAATGTTTGCCGTGTAGTGGGGAATCCGGTTGGGCCTACAGTTTCAATTTCACCTAACGCCTCCCCTCTACGTAAGGCTTGGGCTTCATCGAATTGGGTCTGCTGCTGAGCAAGCTGTTGAGCAGCTAATGTATCTTCTTCCCCAAGTTTGCCAGTAAGCCCTGCCTCAGCTAATTCTCGCTGCTGTGTTAACTGCTGAGCTTGAAGGGTTTGCTGTGGGTGTCCCATTGGTCCCGTAATTTCACCTAATGCTTCCCCTCTACGTAGCTCTAGCTGCTGGGCAGCTAACGTATCCTGTTCCCCGAGTTTGCCAGTCAGCCCTGCCCTAGCTAATTCCTGTTGATCCGCTAACTGCTGTGCTTGGAGAGATCGCGTAGTGGTGGGGTGTCCAGTTGGCCCCGTAATAGCTATGTCACCTATCGCCTGTTCCCTAGTCAAATCTTGGCCTGCTTCGAACTGAGATTGCTGCTGAGCAAGACGTGCTGCATCTTGCGTAGCCTGCTGAGCTAGCTGCTGGGCTTGAATAGTTTGCCGTGGGTGTCCCATTGGTCCCGTTATTTCGCCTATGGCCTGTTGTCTGGCGAGATCCTGGGTTGATTCAAATTGGGTCTGCTGCTGACGTCTCCCCTCTTCTTGCGCTGCTAGCTGTTGCGCCTGAATGGTTTTTCTCGGAGTGGGGAATCCGGTTGGGCCTACAGTTTCAATTTCACCTATGGCTTGCTGTCTAGCGAGATCCTGGGCTGATTGGAACTGGGATTCCTGCTGAAGCCTTCTGGCTTCTTGCTCGTCTAACTGCTGCGATTGGAGAGACTTCGTAGTGACGGGTTCACCCATGTATCCCACGCGACCGGTGCTTATGTCTCCTGTCGCCTGCTCTCTAGCCAAATCTTGGGCTAATTGGAATTGAGATTCCTGTTGCCCTAGCTGCTGAGCGGCTAATGTTTCCTCGTCATCAAGTTTGCCGGTAATACCCGCCTCAGCTAATCTCCTACGGTCAGCTGCGTCTAGCGTTGCCTCTTCCAACTGCTGGGCTTGGAGAGTTTTTCGCACAACGGGGAACCCTGGGCCGCCTATGTCAATTTCCCCTAGCTGCTGCTGCCTAAACTGGCCTGCCTGCTGTGCTAAGCGTTCACGCTCTAATTCTCCTCGCTGCTCTAATTGCTGCGCCTGAACGGTTTGCTGTATGATGGGTTGGCCCATGCCCCCCGTGCCGGTCCTTATTTTGCCTGTCGCTTGTTCTCTGGCCAAGTCCTGGGCTGATTGGAACTGTTCTTCCTGCTGTGCTAACTGCTGAGCGGCTAAAGTTTCACTGTCTTCGAACTTGCCAGTCAACTGACCCGCAGCTAATTCACGCTGCTGTGCTAATTGCCGAGCGGCTAAAGTTTCCTTGTCATCTTCCCCGTATACTCCGGTAATACCCGCCTCAGCTAATTCACGCTCCTGCTCTAATTGCTGGGCAGCTAATGTCTGTTCTTCCCCATATTTTCCAGTAAGACCCGCTTTAGTTAATTCTTCCTGCTGCCTTAACTGCTTCGCGGCTAATGTTTCCTCTTCATCGAACAAGCCCGTAGCGCCCGCTTCAGCTAAGGCCTGCCTCTCGCCGAATTGAGTCTGCTGTTGGGCCAATGCCGCCTGCTGTTGAGCCATGCCAGTAGCCTGCGGCAATATCGACTGTAAAATACGGTTCATTCCTTGCGATCTGATGCCCGCTCTGCCTCTCTGCGTACCGACATCAAATTCGCCCATAATATCTGCCACGGCACCGGAGGACACCCCCGAGCCGCCCAGAACTCCGAAACGCTGCAAATCTTCAATCTGCTGCTTTCTTGCACGTTCAGCCCCTACATCATATTCAGCCAACGCAGACTGCGTCATGGTGTCTTGGCCAGTCATTCCTCCTGATAGCTGCTGAGCCAGGAACTGCTGCACTTGGCTATTTAAATCAAAAGGTGCGGCCTCAATAGGCTGAGGATCAGGCTGAGCCGCAATGGGCTGGCCCCCGGCGTCAGCAATTAAGGCGTCATTCGGATTGAAGGGCTTAGGCGGTGGCGGTGGTGGCGGTGGGGTTATGGGCGGTTGCCCCGGCCTGCCACCCACCGCGTCTTCAACGCGTGTCGGTGGCGGTGGTGGTGGTGGGGTTATGGGCGGTTGCCCCGGCCTGCCACCCACCGCGTCTTCAACGCGTGTCGGTGGCGGTGGTGGTGGTGGGGTTATGGGCGGTTGCCCCGGCCTGCCACCCACCGCGTCTTCAACGCGTGTCGGTGGCCGTAGTGGCGGTGGGGCTACGGGCGGCCTACCGCCCACCGCATCTTCAACACGGGGTGGCGCTGGAGGTGGTTGGCCGGGTCGGCCACCCACCGCATCAACACGGGGTGGCGCTGGAGGTGGTTGGCCGGGTCGGCCACCCACCGCGTCAACACGGGGTGGCGCTGGAGGTGGTTGGCCGGGTCGGCCACCCACCGCATCAACACGGGGTGCCGGTGGCGCTTGTCCTGGCCTGCCGCCTACGGCGTCAACGCGGGGTGGTGCCGGTGGCGGCAGTTGGCCTGGTCGGCCACCCACCGCATCAACACGGGGTGGTGGTGGTGGCGCTTGTCCTGGCCTGCCGCCTACGGCGTCAACACGGGGTGGTGGCGGTGGTGCTTGTCCTGGCCTGCCGCCTACGGCGTCTGGCCGTGTGGGTGCCGGTGGCGGTTGGCCGGGTCGGCCACCCACCGCATCAACACGGGGTGGTGGTGGTGGCGCTTGTCCTGGCCTGCCGCCTACGGCGTCAACACGGGGTGCAGGCTTGAATCGTCCTTGAGTAGGGTGATCTTTACGGGGCCGTGGCGGCGGGGAAGAAGCTGGAGGCGGTTGGCCGGGTCTGCCGCCTACTGCATCCTCCATGCCTCTTGCAAAGCCTTGCTGCTGAGGCGTCATTCCATAAGGGGAGATCCGCTGGCGACTTTGTTGAGTGCGATTCTCGGACTGCATATTATTCGCCTCTCCAAGCCGGAATGCCCCTTCTTTGTCTCCTGCATTATATAACTGCTCTGCCCTTCGCCTCCACTCTGGCATGTTTTCTCTCTGCGCCAGATGTTGAGCCTCCATCGTTTTGGCATTTTGAGCCCAGTCAGGTCTTTTAGGTTCTTCAGGCCTACCTCCTACTGCATCCTGCGGCTGTTGAAGGCGTGCCCGTTCTCGTTGCCAGCCCATTTCAGCAGACCGGTTTCGACGGGCTCTCTCCTCTCGGGAAGGCATATCCTGCGGCTGGGCTCGCCTACCAAGAAAATTCGCCCTCTGCTGATGTTCAGATAGCCCCCTCTGACCTCGTCCTCCTTGCTGCCTCAGCATCTGTTCCATATTTGGAGGCACATCCGCTATAGATGGAGTTATTCCTCCTCTGCCCGCATTCCATGGCCCAGCCCTATTCAGCATATCATTTTGAGGACCAAACTGACGCTGTTGCTGTGCAAGCCTAAAAGCCTGCTGTCTTGCCTCCATCGTATTGGGCCTGCCACCCACCGCGCCCTGCTGAGGTGGAGGTTGCTGAAATCCCCCCGTCCCCAGCATCCGCTTCATCGCCTCTCGCTGTTCCTGCTGTCGGGCGTCCAGCGTATTAGGCCTGCCGCCTATGGCGTCAGCTTGGCGTCCTTCCTGCTGCGGTGGCGGTATTCGACCTCTGCTGCCTTGCCTAGCTAAAGCAGCAGCTAATGACTGATCCCGCTGGAATCCCCCCTGCCGAGACAGTGCTTCTATTTGATCTCTTCTCGTTTGTTTTCTTCTTCTTGACTTAGCCATAGTTAAGCCGCCGATACAGTGTCAGTGCCTACATTGATAGTCAGTTGGTCTTCGCTGCTTCCCCTTGGTACGTACGATCTATTACCCTGCATGGATAAGTTCTGCCTCATTGCCAGATCCATGGCTCTGTCTTTTCTGCGAGACTCCATGAGGGCTTGGTTTTCATCGCCCTCCTCATCGAGGATCATACCAGCGGCTCCATAGATCAGGATGTTCTCTATAAGCCTTGGCGTTCCCAATGCCAGCATCTGCGAAGTGTCGTTAGTCGAACTCCACTCGGCGATATCGATCTGAAACCGAATCCTAATCGTTGCCACTGCCGAGGGAGTCCTCCACAAACCTATCACTGGATACCCCGTGGTGGCATCCAGGCCTTCGATATGAACTGCTTCTACAGTCCCCTCGTCGCCCCTGTCGAGATCCAGTAGGTCGTACTTGTCTGGCCCCACAATTCCCAAGGGGTTGTCGTTGGTTTCATCCACGAATGACCACCAGTTGCTGACGTTTCCGCTGACAGGCTGATATGTCCTTGTGGATGCTACCGTATTAAACGTGGTCGTGCGATCCAGCCACCACCACTTTGTCACAGCCATCACCTCTGCCAATACCATAGATAGGCACTCTCTGGCTCTGTCTTGCTCAGAGGAGTCGCTTTCCGTCAAACCAGCTCGACGCAACGTCCGAGTGATAGCCTGGGCCAGTGTCATGCCTGGGCAACTCCATCATCTACCATTTGTCCGTGAACCTGCAAGTCAGACCTGACAGAGCTGTCCATTCTCTGGCCTTTCATCTGAAGGTCAATCCACTTTTTATATTCATCTGTCAGGGACGGTCCTCCATCTGCCGCTCTTGCTGCTACTGGAATCGTAGAGCCAGAAGGGCGCTCAGACTCATCTCTGTAGTCCGTGGATGTCCCATCGGGAGCTATGTATCTCTTGATGTAAGCTGGAGGCAGCGGGCGTTTCGTTTTGCCAGTTTCTTTATCTACTGGATGCTTAACCTCAAGACCTCCAGTTACATGCAGGTGGCTTTCTCGGTTAAAATCTCTGTTGTAGAACCCAGAAGCCTTTGGCTTATCCTTCTCTGGCTTGAATAATTCTCGACCTTCGTCCGTTTCGGAAGCCGCCTTGAGAATCTCCGTAGCAACTTCAGGCCTTTTACGAACAGCCGCTAAAAGCGCATTGATAATCTCTGGCAACTCGTTTGACTCAGGCTCTACGGGAACAGGGGCTTCCTCAGCAGGACCGGCATTCAATGCTTCCTGCGCTTTTTTGACTATCTCCAACGCCTTTTGATCAGGCTCCCCGGCAGGACCATCTTGGCCAAGGTCATTGTAGCTATCTGTTGCTTTGGGCTTTGCCATTATCTACCTCGTATTAAGGAGGGACGGGGTTGCCCCCGTCCCTCTTGTTATTGCTACTCCAAACCGTACAGGCGCACTCCGCAGTGGCCCCCGCTATCAGGAGCAAATGTCGCCTGGCCAACTAGCGGCTCGGTTTCAGCATCTTTCAGCTGCACCGCACCAGCTACTCCGTCCGACAGCGTCAGGTTGTCCCCGATAGCAATCGTGCCATCAGCCAAGATTGTGCATACGCCCGTGGTCTGCACCCAACCATAGTAGCTGGCCTGCATAACACGATTGGTAACACCGCTGATAATGTAATCCGTCCCGGCAGTGGCTCCGTGGACGCTACCGTACAGACTGCCTGTGATAGCAACATCTGTGGCAGTTGTGACGGCGATTACAAGCCCGTCATACAGGGTAAAGTCTACAGCGTTCGAACTGGCAGCAGTGTTGCCGCGAATCCTGTACGTATATCCTTCGCCTGCATCGTCAGTGGTGTGCAGGTACCCACCCGCATACTGGTCTGCCGTCGCACTGCCCAGCGTCCCAGAATCCGTGATGGTGACCTTTGTGGCCGCAGCGTCAGCGGCAGTCACAATGTCATTCGTTTCGACAACCGCAGTGGCCGAAACGTCCTGGCTTACCAGCAAGCCTGCTGCGGTGGCCGAGACGAAGTAGGAGTAGCGGAACCGGCGACCATCTGCCAGTTCGCGCATCGCACCCACATCACCCTGCTGCGTGGAAGACTCTTCATAAAGCCCCTGGCTTACGCCTGAAGAAGGCCCTTGAATTGTCCCTGAGTTTACAAAATCAACCATTGGTTCCCTTTCTTTCTTCTTTTTGCCGAGTCAACGGGAGCATTGGCTTGCTCCCCGAAAGGCGATTTTAGGTGCCTGTGATTGCGGTACCAACACCGCTTCGACGCCTATTGTTAGTGGTGTACTGAACGCCAGCAACGACATACGCCAACTGCGCCAGCTGACCATTGCTCTGCAAAGACGTAAACGACGTCTTCTTAAAGTTGGCTTTGCTGAGGATGTTGAGTTTGTTGTGGTTGGTGTTCTCGAAATACGTGTGCAACGCGGTGCAGTCATTGTCAGCTACGACTTCAGCCTGATAGAAGGCTGGCATCAGTGAACCGCCAATGCCCTTGGCGTCATCGACAGAGGTTCTCGCGTAGCCCTGTGAAGACAGTGCAATGCGATAAGACTTAGCGATGCTCCAGGTGGTATACATCTTCTGGATTTTGCCGCCCTGGATGTGACACAAGTCCATCACATCATTCCACCGGTCAATGCCGTCGAAGACATTGGTCGATGACTGCGTCAAGAACGTAGCTGACGCAGTTGAACGCTGTGACTCCCAGAACGTCTCCGTGCTGGAATTGATACCACCAACGGTAGCGCCAGCGGCATCGGCCATAAGATCAGGGAAGCCCAGCATGTTCTTGCCAGCCTGCGCGGTGTAGAAATCTTCGTTGATAGCTTTGAGGATGGAATCCATCGCGTTGTTCCCGAGGGCTTCCATCTCGTCGAAGATTGCTTCTGGTCCACTATTCTCCCAACGCTCCGTGTCGGAAAGAATGATGGGGACCGCGTAGTAGCGCCATTTGTACCTGGCGCTCTGGAATGGATTGATCGGTGCTTTTCCGAGCGTGTCGTAGGTATCGAACGATTCTGCATTACCGCCCGCGCTCTGCAAAATCACCTGAATTTCGCGACCACCCGTTTTCGATATCTTCGCCTTCTTATGCGCGTTTACCGTCGGGTAGTCCTCGAAAAAGTTGTCCTGAACCTCTTTGTCAATGGTTCTCTGAGTTGAGGACCAATGACTGTCCAGGGTTTCTGAAAGTGTCTGTGCCATAATGCTCTCCGTTTATACGGAACCCACCATATTTGCCTTGATTTCAGCGATGGCTTCATCGCGAGACAGCTTTGCCTTGCCGTTAGGGGCTGATGAAGGTTGCGTGGACCCTGCGATGCCTTGCTTAAGCCGCTGTCGCGTGGCCTGCGTTCTTCCTCTTGCCCCCGCTGCCTCCTCTACCGTCTTGTTAGTTGCCAAACCCACTAATTCGGCTATGGTAAACTCGCTGCCGGTTACTGGGTTCATGTCCCCGAAATTACGCTTGATAAAATCGGAGGATAACTGGACGGATTCGTCGCCAAAAATCTTATTGGCCTCATCGATCTGTGTCTGAATGGCTTTGGTCTGCGTTTGTAGCTGAGCATCAGAAAGTTGCCAGACAGATTGTTGGGTCTGCTGAAACTGTGCTTCCAGTCCCTGTAGCCTTCCCAGTTCTGCCTGTGTTCTTTCCATCTCATAAGCCATGGCATAAATCGTGTTAAGCCCTGCCCGATCTTCTGGGCTGAGATCTGGCTGCTGTAAAGCCTGTGCTGCCAATTGCACATACTGAGAAGAAGGAGCATCCGAGGGCAGTTCCTGCGCTTGCTGTTGCGAATATGTTGCCTGTTGCTCCCAAGCGGATCGTTCTGCTTGGAGAGCCTCGCGGTCACGGGCAAGCTCCTGCTTCCCTTTGGTGTAATCCGATTGGCGTAGATACCCGTTATGCTGCTCGTCAGCATCAAGGGTATCATTGGTTGTCGTTTTTGGCGCAGGAGTTTCCTGTGCCCCATCATCCGATTCCGTCGGTTCGTCGAGTGCCCCCAGAGGCGTGTCCGAGCGCAGTCCATCTCCCAACTGCTCTACGGGTGCTTCTGTTGCTTGTTCTTCGGTTGTCGATAGATCGGCTACTTCACTCATCATTAATCTCCTTCGAATTTGACCCACATGTCCTGCATCGGACGATCAGGTCTTCCTGTATGCTTCCAGTCTACTTGGTCTTTTGGTGTTCGATTTAAGATTTCCTCCATGCTATCAGCGCGGATGAGATTGGGATCTTGTTCATGTTGAGGAAGGCGCTCCCCGTAACTCTCGATCTCGTCTCTTGTCTCTGGCCCTCCTACGTCCGCTAATCCCAACTCCTTCAACAGCTTCTTCTTGTGTCCGTAGCTTTCGACTACGCATCCAAACTGAGGGTCGAACTCTCCGTACTTCATCCCAGAATGGGTGGGGTGGATGCCGTTGGTCTTGCCCATAATCCATCCAGCTCTTTTGCCACAGCTGCACCTAATGGTTTTGGGAGTCTTATCATCTGTTACCGGATACCCGCGATATTCTTTGCCGCAAGAGCAACCGTAATCCCAAAGCCTAAGCACCTAGATGTCTCTCAACTCTGCCATCTGCCCAGCGGACAGGATGTAGTGAGTCACATCTGCCATGGTGGTTTCCTTTGCCCCCGCCAAAATGCGCTCAATCTTGTCAGAGGTGCTTTCTTTAGCTGGTGCTGCTTTAGCTGGTGCTGCTTCAGTCACTTCTTTTTTCTTAGCCATTATGCCTCCTGTGCTGTTACGACATCAGAGGTTTTCTGTGCATTGCTTCGTACCTGGGAAATGATATCCCCGGCGTTCGTTTGTACCGCCCTTTGCGGTCCTACTTGTGCAGCTTGTTCCTGCTGTTCTTGCTGAGCGTGCTGCTGCATATGGGTATTCATCATGCCGTCGATGTAATCGATCTGCTGCTGTGCAGCGGCGTTGACTTGCTGGCCCTGGAAGTCTATCTGTTGGGCCTGCTGTTGAAGCTGTTGGTAGGTTGGGTGATTCTGGTATCCTGAATGGATCTTATTGTGGGCTTGATGGTCTTGGCCCTCGATAACCCCAGGATCGCGGAACTGGCTGATGATCATCTCGTTCTCAAACTGAGCTGCTCGTTCCGCTTCAGCATTGACATCGGATACCATTAGCTTCTCTATGCTGCCGGGATTAAAGACCGATGCCATGAACTTGTCGAGTTCCATTCTGTCAAAGTTTGGAGACTGAATCGCCCTGTCGTAGAACTGTAGTGCTTTCTCCTGTTGCATCTGTGCGAAGAGGGGTTGCATGGAGCCTGCTTTAACGCGAATACGATAGGTCCACAAGAAATCCGATGACCTTAAGATCCGCGTGAAACGCTGCTGCCCGTCAGGGGCTACGTTGATCTTGAAGTTTTTGCTTTCGTAGCGAGGATCGCCCATCATCTGAAAGCTGTTACGCACTACCGCCTCATACACATCAGAAACAGCGATCTCCATCCATTCCCTGTTAACCTGAACTGCGGCCCCGATTTGGGCTGATTCAGTCGCTGAGCGCACGGGTCCGTCCTGTGCAATCTCAGTGACCCTCGTCATTTCCTCTTCGTACATTTTGCAGCGGTCTTCAAAGGCGTATTGATCTGACGGTATGCTGCCGTAGTTCAACTCGCGGATGCTGTTTACATCTTCTACGTCATGCCATTCTCCATCGACGCCTTTTTTGAGGCTTTCCTTTAACTCAGGATTAGCCATGGACTCGGAGCGGCTAACGACACCCTGTCTTGATGTCCGCTTGAGCATGGAGGCCTGACGGGACATCGATTCAACGATGCCGTACTGGAGGTCTTCGACGTATTTGAGATGCGCTTTTGGGATAAAGGAGGACGGGTGCATGTCGAACTTGACCGGTATGAACTGGAACCCGTTTTCGACCAGCCATCCGGTGCCCTCTTGAGGGTTATCCAAGTCCAGCAACGGTGTCTCTCCGTCCTCCTCAAAGACGGGGTTGTTTAGCTGGTCTACTACTTGAGGGAAGACCAGCTTCCTGAAGGGGTGATCTTCCTCTTTGACCAGCACGCCATCAACGAAGGTGTTCAGCTTTTTGCCCAACCTGTCGTGGATGCGGTCGATGAGGACGAACTTGCCATTACGGATAGAGTTTTTGGTGGCATCTCCGTTGGGGTCATCGGAACTCTCTATCATTGGCTCGCCAAATCCGATGCGTTCGCTTTTGTCGACTGAAGAGGGCTTGATGTCCTTTTTGTTTTTCAGGCCTTTTTCTTCCATGAAAAACTCATGCAGCACCCACATCCGTTCTCTTATGTATCTGGCATGGCCAAACATGTGAGGTGGGGTAGTGGGATCTACTTGGACAAAGCCCGGCGGCACCCTGGAGACGGCCGGGAGGTCTTCTTCCATGGAGTCGTTGGCGACGTAGGGTGGGATCATCTCGTCGCCTGATGGATTGTAGTCGTTCCTTAGCCAGCCCAGACCGCAGATAAGGGAGTCGAAGATGGCTTGATGGACATGAGGCTTAGCAGCCATCTGATCGAGCAGTGATTCGGAGGCTCTTTCGAGCAACTCTGACATATCACCACTGTCGTCGTCTTCGATGGATATGATCAGGGTGGGGTAGTTGAAGGCGACGGTGGCGATAAGCTGACGTACGATGCGGTAGAATCTGGGCACCTTGATAAGCTCTTCGACCTCTAAATCGCGTATTTTCCTGTCAAACTTCAGGTCATAGAGGTCTGCGGTGGTCTGCCACTCCTTCATCTTATTATCGTAGAGCTTGTCGAGGATTTTCATCTCCTCGCGCCAGTACGTTACTTCTTCTTCTTTCAATTTTCCCCCGGAAGGATGATGTTTTTCTCAACTACATCAACGCCTACGGCTTCACACAGCCTGGATAGGGCCGATTTGAGTTGCTCGACCTGACCTTTGCCTAATGAATGGGGTCCATTGAGGCTGGCGATGCCTAAAAACGCCACAACGGTAGTGACATCCGCTTCCCAGTTATCCATAGCGGGATTTTTCCTCTTTTAGAGAGGCAATGATGGAAGAACCGAGATACGGCGCAGAAACGGGCTCTGGTTTCTTGATTCTGGGTCGATATACGTGATTGATACCGTATCGGAGGGCATCGGCGGGGTGATCGTCGCCGCCTTTCATCACATCTTCTGGATTGGTCTGATCTCTGACCACGGACGAGAGAGATCCGAGCACTTTATCGGCGCGGCCTTTGAAGAATTTGATCCTTTTACTATATAAGAGGTCTTTTAGGTTCCTCCAGCCGTTGATGCGCTCCATATTGGCCCTGGTGAGGTAAATACCCTCTTTGGCGAACGAATCAGACGGCGAAAGCGCCTGTGAGGCTTCGCCTGGGCGTCGTTTAGTCCACATATCATGGGGTGCAAGGGCAAGTGAAGGCCTTTTACCTATTATAAAGGGGCAATGATCGACCATGTCCTTGATTCCACGGGCATGATCGGCACCTCCAACCTCTCCACCTCGGTAATATTCATCGATCACATAGACATCGTCGTCATAGTTCACTGCCAGCAGCAGGGCGACGGTGGGATTATGCTCTCCGTAGTCCATACAGAGGAAAGGAGCCCATCCCTGGGGAATCTCAAAGGGCTCTACTACCACTTCTGCCTTACGCAGCATTGAGAAATAACTTCCTACCACCGCATCCCAGTCCCCATCGAGCCAAGCGGACACTAATTCGGGATCTCCAGTGCCTTTGAGGCGATTTACGTAGCCTGGGTCAACCTTTAGAAGCTCTTGGTTGTCTGTAAGCCTGCCGCGCAGGAACATGCGGACCATGTCAGTGTCGGGGTCTTGGTAGGGAACCCCGCCCTGGGGATGGTCGCCTATGTGGAAATACTCTTTGACCGCTAAATGACCGGGGCCACCGGGGTTGCCGGTGGATCTGATGCGTTTGTTCTTGGCTTTGCCGCGCAAGGTCGCCTTGAGGCGGTGATAGGCTTCCAGATCTTCCCACAGGGGCAGTTCATCCCATCCAATCCATGAATAGGAATGTCCCTGATAGGCAGTTACGTCAAAGATCGTATCTATGTGCCTGAGTTTAAGTGTGGCTCCTGACTTCCAAGTCCACGTATGGGAGCCAACCTTGTAATACCCGCCAATACGTGGGTAGATCTCAAGGGTTCGCTTGATTACTTCTTCAAGCTCAGGAAACGACCGCCTGAACAAGACGCCTTGCCAGTTAGACCCCTGCCAGAGATCTGTGGCAAAGTCCCCTATAAGGAAGTCGGTCTTGCCTGGACCTCGACTACCGCCAAAGAACAGTTCATCAACGGCTTCTCTGAGGCTTATCCCGGCTGCTTGAGGCCCGGCTTGCGGAGCCCAGGCTACAGCATCAGGACAGATCGGCAAGGGACTCGGCCTTGACCGGCCTGGTTCTCTCTGAATCACCGACATTCTCCCTGACCCGCTGCATGGCGAGTTTCTCGGGTAACGGCCCTACCTTAACCTCATTCAGATGCTTTTCCTGATACTTCTCCCACTCAAACAGCGTTACCGCTTTAGGCGCTACGATCTGCGCCACGGTAATCGTCTCATCTATCTGCAAGGGAATTAGCTTAGAAGCGATCTTCCAGAACTCCACAGGGTGTTCCTTGGCAAACCTCGCCACCCCCTTGGCTCCCTGGTTATATATCTCGTTCTCCAACAACATCTTCATGTCCTTGGAGAGATTGTTCTTGTTCCTTGCCCCAGGGGGGCGTCCAATCCTGCCGCTTCTCTCAGCCTTACCGCTCATCTGGTCCTTGCTGGACCCGCAGCACGTTGCTGAGCCCCTCTCAATAGCTTTTTACGGGCCAGTTCCTCCGCTAAGCCCAGGGCAGCAGATGGGTTGGGCTCCATCCTGCGCTTACGCTGCTTCCCCTTGCCGTATGACCCCTCACCGGGCATAGGAGCCTCCCATAACCATTGATACCATATGATACTAAGTAGGAATACTTATTACCATAATACAATAGTTATAGTGAAAGGTCAATCAAGGCTATCTACCCAGACATGGTATATGGGCAGTAATGGGAATATCTGGGTAGTTACCTACGGTTATGCCCCAAAAGAGGCTGAAAGGCCCAAAAGCGTAGGTTGGCCTGCGGATTCAGAAACGGATTCAGAGGTGGGACCATGACCTGAATGAGTCACGTAAGCTCAGCGATAGCTGACAGTTAGACATTCAGGACTACGGTTTTGGGCAAAAAGAGGCTGAAACCCTCATAACCGTAAGATTCTTCAGGGGGCAGCTTTAGAGGATGTAACGCTTCTGGAGGGACGGGATAAGGAATTTCCAACAACAGCAATCCTTATCCCGGCGACAAAGCGACATGTCGCCGTATCACATGAGGTGCGTATAATCCGTCACTTTTGACGGTATAGTCGTCAGTTTTGACGGGTTGACCAACTGGACATGGCCAGGTGTCCAGTTGTCCAGTTCTACCAGAGAGAATCACCAACGGAGGTTGTCCAGTTAATACCAGCTACATCCAATACCTACCCATTTTGGGGTACCAAATCGGGGGTTATACGCCAGCCCGAGAAGTTGGCGTATAACCCCCGATTCAGGCGCTCCTACCTCAGAGGATTGACCAGAAATGTTATGCGCCAAACTCCCTTGGCGCATAACATTTGGCGTGAAACCTTGGAGACTCCATGTGGAGGGCATCCCTTGCTCTGATTCGTCTCGTTCGGATACCACTCCAACCAGCCAAGTGTTCTTGATACTAAGTGATACCAAGTACCTACCACCAGCTAAGCGTGACACCCTATAGACAACACCATAAGACAGAGAGTCACGCTTGTTCCACGTGGAACACCCAGGGGCAGACTGGTTTTTACTGCAAAATGCGTGTGAGGGCATATATGTATTTTCTTTTAGGGATCGGAAAGCTCCCCGCGTGCACTTGGTAGGACTTGGTATCAGATACCATATGGTATTAATACTACTTGGTATCAAGTATCAAGTAGTAGTTAGACCAATACCACTTGATACCAAGTACCAAGTGATACCAGATACCACGTGGTATCGCGTGTTTCTGGGCGCATGTGACTGAGCAGCGCAGCACATACCCCAGTGCCTGCAAGTGTGCTGCAGTCACTATTATATAGGCTCACTACACATATAGTGGCTATAGGGTATATGTGCTGTCTTATAGTCCGTATGTGGGTAGACCTATTTGGTAGGTGTCAACCTGGCTGGCTATGTGGGCAATTACTCGAGAGACAATTAACACTGGACATTCTATCGACAGTACCTTATCATAGGATATCAATAGTGATCACCTATACACTACATCGGAGATAAAGAGCAATGACTATCCAGCAGCAGATCGATAACGCTCGCGAACATCTGCAAGCGGAGAATGAATACAGCTACAAGGCCTTAATGTCGGCAGCTATACGGTCATCTGTTTCCAGCCGATCGCTCCATCAATACTACAAGGCCTTGGATGAAGATGGCTACGAGCTATTGGACCAGTTTAATCCTACCGTTGACGATATCGTTAAAACAGAGAAGTAAACCCACCACCAACATAGGGGAGAAACACCGTGGCAAAATTCACAGTAACTCGACGCAATGAGCAGAGCAGCTACATAGACCCAGTCAGTATGACAATATCACTCACCAATGAGGAGTTGCAGACGTTCGTTGACGCACTGCAACCGACTGGGTACAGTGAGTGCATCATACAGCAATTGTTGGATCTGATTAATCCACCTATAGCAACTGAGGAAACGGAACAAGAGGAAAGCAATTGGCAAAGAATTAAAGAGTGGAACAATCCGACCGAGGAAAAGGTGGTATAATGGCATACACTAACACAAATTACCCAACCAAGAAGGCACTGAAGGAAGCTGTCAAGCGTGGCGACAATGTAGGTGTCTGGTCTCCTGGTCCATACCCCGTAGCAGACAACGGTATCGTCTATATCGAAGGACCACAGTACCCCAAGCCCCATCGGTGGTACGCCAATTGCACGATTAAAAACGGTATCTTGACTGCCGTTAAATAACTCTCACCCATACAAGCGGACCAGGTAGATACCTGGTCCGCTTTTTCGTGTACAGAAAGGTGTTTAAATGGACACTGTATGGAGCGTGAAACAAGCAATTGAAATTACCGGCGGTATAAGTAACCCCAGCAAGATGCCTGGTCATTCATTCTCAATCCCTGCCAGTCGCTGCATAACAGGTAGCAAACTACGCAAGGTAAAAGGTAGCGTATGCAGTATGTGCTATGCGCTGAAAGGTAATTACAAGAGATTTCCGAACGTCGAAAAGGCACTCGAGAAACGGTACCAACTATTGAATCACCCGCAGTGGGTTGACGCTATGGTCCTACTCATTGAAAAAACTGGTGACAGATATTTCAGATGGCATGATGCCGGGGACATTCAGAGCGTTGAACATCTGAACAATATTTTTGCCGTCTGTAGGTTGACGCCACAAGTCTCGCATTGGCTACCGACTAGGGAAACCCAATTCATTAAACAGATATCAATAGACGACGTACCGGCCAACCTGGTGATCCGTATAAGTTCACATATGATAGATCAGGCACCGGTAAAATGGTGGCCACATACGTCAACGGTAGTCTCTGATCATTCTCAATCATGCCCAGCACCATCCCAAGACAACAAATGTCAAGACTGCCGGGCATGTTGGGATTCATCAGTGCCGACCGTATCCTATTCAGCGCACTAACCTAGGGGTCATCATGCAATTAAACATATCGATCAATCTGGACAATGCAGCTTTTGAGGACAATTGTGACCAAGAGTTGTTGGATATTTTCAACGGTATTGTGAAGGTGTTACAAGCCGGGACATTTTGCCGGTCCATTCAAGATAGCAACGGTAATACGGTCGGTAACTTTACGACGGAGGACAAATAGTAGTGGACTATTTGCTACTTTTGCTCGTAGGCGTCTTATATTGCCGTTATAGAGCGATCGACAGAAAAGACATGTAGGAACACTAACCAACATCCAAAGGCCGTACAGGGCATCTATAGCGCTCTGTACGGTCTTTTGCATGTACAGTATGCAAGGTGAAACAGGAAAAAACATATGCCGATTAGGCCAGGTAGACCAAGTAGTCGAAATCGTGGTATCACTTGGTATTGATACCAAGTCCAAAATGGGCGTGGTGCCAAGTAGTAATAGTATCAATACCAAGTGGTAGTTGATACCAAGTAGTATCTGATACCAAGTGGTATTTGATACCAAGTCCGGTCAAGTCCAAAAAAACGGCTCATTTGTGCAGGTAGGGAAATTTCGGGTTTTCGGGAGAAGAGGAAGATTCGGCCTTAGTTAGTCCCCTAGGAGGATTTTTGGTGATCCCAAACTGGGATCGACCTATTTTTCAAAAACCGCTTACGCTACAATCATACTAGCGGACGCTACAATCACCGTAGCGGGATTGCACCCGACACCCGACACTTCGCCTTATCTCGCTCTCTCGCAACGACTTGTGGTGTTAGGTGGCGGCGGTGGCCATTTCCCACTTGACAATCTATGCCGCGCGATATTAGATTAACACTATGATACAAACCTACGCACCACATTACGCACCACATAAGGAGACAGACATGACCAACTGGACACACGATCCACCACATGCCGAGCCATGGCAGATGATGCGCTGTCCCGTCTGCGGGCATCAGTCGCCACCCTATGAGTGGTATTGCGATTGCCAGGAGGATGAGAATGATGATGAGGCGTGAGCTGATCGACAGAGATGGTGGAGAGGCTCACGAGGAGGAGCTATGTGGGTGTGGGGTATGGTATATGCCCCACGCCCGTGAGGAGGGCTGCGAGGACTGTCAGCGCCGAGAGCATGAGGAGCATCACCTGGAGGCGAGGCATCTATATGCCATCGCTCATGGATACTGATGGAGATGCGACTGCAACTATCCCAGAGGCAGCGGCTGGAAATCAGAGAGAGTTGTTCCGCGAGCGCACTCCCCAAGACCTTTGAGTTTGTTCGCCAGGATCAGAGCAGCTTCGAATCGCAGCTGGCACTCGCCTGGAAAAACTCCAAGGCTTTGCGAAAGCGGCAAATCGACGAGTGCGAACCGGTTGATCTGCTGCTATGGATCTATGCCCCTGTACTCAGGAGTGATATGGAGAAATTCTTCCTGGGCAAGGGCAAGAGGCTCAACAAACTGTACCCGCAGCGGACATGCGGGAAGATCGACACCTGGCTGCT